ATTATTCTGAGGTTTTGAATCCTATTTATTTTCGAGGAGAAATAATTGCTTATCCTATTTACGAACCATTATTTATTACCAATATTTATTTATTTTCTTCTGATGAATCTAAATTAATTCCTATTAAGCAGGAAGATTATGAAATTATAGGGAATAGAATAAAATTTAGTTTGGGGATACAAGATTATATAGAAGTTACAGACCCAAATTTAAAGGATAAAGCTGATATTCCTATCAGCATTTCTATACGTTACGCACATTATCCCGTTTACCATGTAATAGATGCTAATAGGGAGTTGATGCGTGTACGTGAGCGTAATTGTACTATGACGGATGAACAGTTGCGAGACATGCCGATAAATGTGTTAGCAAGGAAGGCGCATTTTATATTCGATGCGCAACGTTTTGGAGATGACCGTTTAGAAAATTCTATTTTATGAGAACTATTATAATAGATCTTTCGGGGCTTCAAGCGCAATTCAATTTAGCAAGTAATCAAATCGATACATTAACCGAAACCTGTATTAATTTGGTTACAACAGCGATATATTCTAATTGGGAGGCATTAGCAAAACAACAATTGAAATCAACTTTGCCCGATTATTTACAACACCTTATACGAGTAGATAAAGGGCGTTTCTATAAACAAATAGTTCTGACAGGTGTATTACCCAATATGTTAGAACAAGGTACTTCCGCTTTTGATATGAAAAAAGGATTTAAGCAATCTTCAAAAGCGAAATATACAATTCCCGTGTATAACAAGCGGGGGCAGCAAATTCATAAAGGAGGAGATTGGTATTTAACCATACCGTTCCGTTTAGGCATTCCTGGTACCGTAGGACAAGCAGGATTTACAGAACAAATGCCAGCGGAGGTATATAATGTGATAAAAAAGAAAACAGCAGGGCAGGCATTAAAAATGGCCGAAATAGCTGCTCCTTATAATGTACCACGTTCAAGGGCAGCAATAGAACAAGTTCCTACAAATCCTCGCTTTGATGAATACGTTCATAAAAGCAGTATTTACGAAGGTTTGGTAAAAATGACAGCTCAATACGAAAAAACAACGCAAAACGTATATGGTACTTTTCGTAGAGCAGGTGCTAATTCGGATCCATTGAGTTGGATACATCGGGGATTAAGAGCATATCATTTAGCAGAACAAGCAATTGATGAAACAGATGTTAATACAATTGTAGAAAATCAAGTAACAGAATATTTAGAAAGCGTATTATGAGTGGAATTTTATTACCAGAAGTTGTAATTTTTAATACATTAGAAAGTATTGTGAAATTATTGCGGGACGATTTAATACAAAATCCTGATACGGATTCTAATACTATTCTGTATAAAATTCTCGGTTTAGATGAAGAAGGTAAAACAATAAAAATAAACCTATATGAATATTTTAAACAGGCAAAACGAATGTTTTTAAAACCAGATAATTTGTCTGTTAATTTTGGTTATAATCAAAAAGTCGCCAATATGATTTCAATGCATATTTTATTACCAGCGGAACAAGGGAGGTCAACTATTGGAGAAGACGAAGGATATATAGAAGAAGACATTATAGAAGAAAACGTAAAAACGGCAACGCAACCATATTTTACTCAAACTTATGAATGTACGTACCAAATAATGATTACCAGCAATAATTCAATGGAAGTTAATGTTGTTTATAATGTATTGAAAAGTATGTTATTAATGTTAACACCAAATTTAGAATTAATGGGATTACGTATTCCTGTTTTGTCGGGTAATGATATCATCATGCAAGATGATTTAATTCCTAATCCTATATTCCACAAAGTAATAAATTTGAGCTTTACGTACGAACATAATGTTCCTCAACTGTTGAGAAACGAAGTTGCTAAACGTTTTTATGTGATTATGAATGCTGTAGATTATAACGGTTAGATTTTAAAACAAACAAGTATTATATAAAATAAAACAAAAATTTTTTTTGACTATGGCTACAATTGTTAATTTTCATGGCAAGAACCACATTGAACCTGGAGCATATGCCGCTACAGCATACGCTCCCGTATCGGTTGTAAATACCGCAACGTTTGGCAATGTAATGATGATTGATACAGGATTAAGTATAAACGATACATATGAATTCGCAGGCGGTTCTGGTGTTAAAGGAGAATTAAATAGCGGATTGAAATCGGTATATGAATTTCAAAGTTATGAAGATTTCTTAAATTTTATGGGCGGAGGTTTAGTGAGTGATATTGCCGCCAATATATTTACTCCCAGAGACGGTGTATTAGGAGCACCAAAACTTTATTACGTTCGTGCCGCCACTACAAAGTGCGCTACTATTGTATTAACAATGTCTGCAGGAAACACATTGACTTTGAAATGTAAAAATGAAGGAATTGTTGGAAATGGCGTTAAGACAGATAGCGTTTTGCGTGTTGGTTATATGGCTAAAATAATAGCTGGTGAAGAATCAGGTACGTTTAAACTTCAAGTTTATCGCGGTTCTTTTATGGGCGTAGATGAAGCGGGAGAGCCGTTTGGTCCTTATTCATTATCAGATTCTACTCCTAATTTGATTGTAGAATCAGAGGAATTAAAGACTCTTGGAGAATTATACAATTGGGCGATAAGTAATAAACAAATGTTAGCACATTTTGTTATAAGTAAAACAGGAGAAGATTCTACGGCTCTTGTAGCAATTGATGATACACTTGCTTCAGGAGGAACAACAACTTATTTAAATGATACAGAATATGATGAAATATTAGAAGCAATTTCTGAATTAGATATTTCATTTTTCTTGTGTACGAATTTGAATGCCGATAGCGGAAAGGGTGTAGATGCTGCTACAAACGGAAAGTTGTTTACTTTTTTGAAGCAAACAGCTAAATTTACCGAATTTATGGTAGTTCCTGGTGGTGAAGCAGATGATGATTTATTTGGTAGTTCTAATACGTCTGAATCTATTGCTAAATACTATAATTCAGGTCAGGTGGTAGTAGTACATGGAGCACCAATAGTTCCTCGTAAGGATCGAAACGGTACAAAACAATTGCATACTATTTACCTTGCTGCTGCTATTGTAGGATTGAACGCAGGATTAGCACCGCAAACACCTTTAACATTTAAGCAAGTTAAATATCAAATGTTTGCTTATGATTTAAAGAAACGAGAGCGTGAAAAAGCATTACAACTTGGTATAATGCATGTTCGTAATGTTTCGGGTCAATGGGTTGTAAATCAAGGAGTTACCACCTTACAAGATAATAAGAAAACAATTGCTAACGATGGTCAATCTTTTGAATTGTCTATTGAATTAATAAAAGCACAATTGAATAAGGAACTTATTTTAGAAGGAGAATTGAGATTTACAGGACAAACAGCAGCACAAGCTTCTGTACAGTCAGTTAAGAATTTTACAGAAACAAAATTAGCATCACTGGTGGCCTATCCAGGAAGCGATAATTTAATATTGTCTTGGAAAAATACAAAAGTTACAGTGAAAAATGGTGACTATTTTATAAGTTACGATTTTGTTCCTAACGTTCCTGTTAATAAAACTTTCTTCATAGGTAATATATTGGATTTATCAATACAATCATAAAATAAAATTAAAGAGATATGGCAAGTAATGAAAAAGTAATGACTGCTCCCCTGGCTATTATACAAATCAATGGAGTGACAGTAGGAAAAATGAAGAATGTTCGTATAACAGAGAATATTCGTCGTGGACGTGTTACAGGAATTGGGCGTTTGAATCCTGAAGAATTGCCAGCATTAGAATGGACAGGAACTTTGACTTGTTCTTCCTATACTATAAATTTCAATCTTTTGGTAAATAAATTGAAAAAAGGAGCATTTCGTAATGCAGGCACATTAGAAGAGTGGGCATCGGCCATTCTTTTACAAGAAGATGGATTAGAAATAGCAATTTTGCGGAAGGTAAAAGATGGAGAAATAGATGCTGAAACAGGATTAGCAAAAACAAAATACGAAACCTTTGCTAAAACAGTTGGCGCATTTATGACACGTGAGGGGTTTGATATACAGGAAGGGCAAATCTCAGGTAGGGATACAGAATTTGAATATTTACAACCAATATTGTATAGCGGTATAATATAATAATGGTCGATACAGTTATAAAAGTACTATATGATCATATAGTACTTTTTTTTATTGTAAAATTTTTTAAATGTAAAATTATGAATTCAATTCAAAGAGAAATTCAATTTAAAATTGGAGAAAGAAATTTTTTCGCTAAATTTCCAAATGTTGGACAAATCATCGACATGGAATCGTTGAAACAAGCGTTAACAAATAATCGCTATGGTACTATGTCCGCTTCAGGAATAAAAAGTATGTATATGGCATTAGATCTTGTTGATGCTATTGCTTTTTATCAGGTTTGCGTTCCTGCCGTAGGAAAATATTTTGACATAAAGAATTATGCTAATCTTGAATTAGATCAAATTAAAGATCTTGTTGACGCATATTTAAATCAAATCAAACCATGGTATGACGCTTTGTTAATGCAATTGTACACATTGAGTGAACCTGTAAAAGATGATAACATCGGACAAGACATCGATTAATAGAAAAGCAATAGATTTTATTTTCGATTGGCATCGTTTTTCTATAGATTTTTGGTGGCGAAAAAAATATAATATTCCTTTTGGTTCTTCACGTCACAGGGAAATGAATTTTATAGATATGTTAATAGAATACCAGGAGGAATTATTAGTCAATCGAATATTAACTCCTGAAAGTTTACAAGACATTCAAGAAGATGAAGAATTAGGATTAGGGAATGTACCGAGTAATACAGTTCCCTTATCACAAGAAGATATAGATAGGGATTATGAGAATTTAGATTTAGAACAATTCAATAAATAAACAATGGCGGATGTAACAGTAAATATACGTGGTGACGCTTCGCAGTTAAGAGGTGAGTTAGAAAACGTTTCACGAGCTTCATCTATTCAACCTTATGAGGCGGGGCGTACGGTGGTTCCTCCCAGCGAAAGATTATTAGATGAAATAAGGGCAGAAATTCAATCACAACGTGTAACAAGCGCTGCGGAAGCAATTGAAGCAATACGTAGTCAAGAAAGAGCTAAAATAGAAGAATTTATATCGGCAAGTTATACAGAACGTCGAGCAGAATTGCAACAAAGAATGGCTGCCGATTATGAAGCTATTGAA